GCAGCGTTTTTATGTTATCAAACAATCCCCACATTCAGTAGAAAATCAATGCGAAGACGGTTGAAATATGTGAGTTTTATGTCGAATTTACGATATTCCGGATCTTGTGCCTCCAAATATTGCCGGAGTTCCTCCTGACAGGCTTTGCGCATCGCATCGACCGAGAGATTACCTCTTGGTCGATAAAGGCCTTCGAGATAGCGTTTGCGATAGCCGGGCCTTTGCAAAATAAAACGCACTCTATACATATTTACATCGAATCTCGGGACAGGAATAAGAATTATCGCATATAAAAACGGGATAATTATGGTATCAACTGAATGACATTTGCTCCATTCTGGAGTTTTTCAATGGCTTCAGGCATCTGTTTTCCGATTGCCTTGAATCTGGCCCGGCACTCCTGCTTTATCGTTCCTATGTAGTCGGACGGCCCGTGTTGGATAACATGTAATCGCACCTTTTCGACAAAATCTTCAATTATCAATTTCTTGGCGCGATCCATATCTCCAGTTAAAACACAAGCCCGAAGTTGCCAATCAACATGCGGAGAATCATTGCCTTGTGCAATCTTCTTTACATTGTTGGTCATAGCCCATAATTTGAAAAACAGAATAATTTGGAGGAGTCCAAAAATGAAAAACAGAATTCCAAGAATTACGAAATAAAGATCCATAAAATTATATTTTTAGTTAAACACATACAAAGCTACAAAATTTGTTACTTTCCGGCAATGTTCTCGGCGGCGGAATCGAACCGCTGCAGACAACCGTTCGGGACTACTCCATGGCCGCCAACGAGAGCGGCAATGTTTGTTTCACACCTTTGTCGTCCTTGTAGGATACCGAAATGAACTGACAGGTATCGACGGGCCGGTAGGCGTTCTGGATGATGTCGGTGGCCTCGATCAGTTGCGGGTAGCCTGATTTGCGGGCGATTTCGCGCAGTTGCAGTACGCGGCTGGCCTTCAGATTTCCCTTGCGATCCTTCGCCAGCAGATTCATGACCATCTCGGTCAAAGCCGCCGAATCCTCGTCTTTGGCCAGCGATTTGATGAACGTTTTGACCTTATCGACCCCGACATTCACCGTATCGTCCCAGCCGTCGTTGGTGCGATAACCGAGTGCCACGGTGATCTTGCCGTCGGAAGTCGTGAATTGATTGCTGTGTCGGTCCGATTTGGTCCGGAACAACTCATCCTTAAGCGCGATTAGCGTTTCGGCATCGCCGAAAACCTCCTCTTTCAACCGGCGCATCTCCTCGCTCAACGCCTGCAACCGGCTAAACTTGCTGCGGCAGAACTCATCCACCGACGACTTGTATGCGGCAATACTCTCTTCGCGTTTCTGTTTCTCGGCACGCTCCTCGGCCTCAAGCTGCGCCTTCAGTTCGGCGCGTTGTGCTGCTGTCATTTTCGTAATATCCATACAATTTATAATTCGTATTTATCAATCCCTTCCGGCGCAGGATCGGGGAATATAAACCAATGGTCAAGCATTCGAAGAAGATCGCCCTCGATCCACTCCCCGTTGTCGAGGCGCTTGCCCCGGAATTTAATTTCTCTCATATTTCAAAATGTTTGAAAGGTTTCAAAGTTTTGCATCGAATCTCGTTGTTTCACCAACTCAAATTCGTAAACTACCCGTAAAGATCGTTGAACATTATCTTTTTCATATCTTCAATTTGCACTTTTTTGATAAAAGCCACTCGACCGCTCCGTACAGCAGGTTGATAAGCTGTGTCGACTGTACCGATAAGTAGTATTCCCTTCCTGCGCCGCCACACAGTACCTCATCGCTTCCGGAGGCCATCTGGTAGTACGAGAGGCACCAGATGTCCTCCCATTTCCCTATCTCCATATTGATCCACGCTCCGTCGGGCATTCGGCAATGACTTGGCAACGCTCCCAGCAAGTCCGCGACCGTGAAGGCAGGTACATGGCCAACACGATCTACCTGCCAACGTTTCGTATCCGTACTTGTGTCCCATTCCCTCAATATTGGATGTGACGCAAGGGATATAGTATCCCATACCATGCTGGCCATCTCCGCCGGCACGCCCAGTTCCAGCAGCCGCTTCGATTGCTCGATGCTTGTTACTTGATTTGTCATATCTTCTCGTATTCGTTTATCGTTTTAAAATCTGCAATCAGATCGAACCCGCCGATCCCGCTGAAAAGAGAGGCGTGGGTCATAAGCGATCATCGGTTATCCCCGTTTCCATCGATCACGCCGCGCTCGCGGCGGCTGGCGAGTTTGTCGAGGTTCTGCTGCATGACCTCTTCGAGCGTGAAGCCGAAGCAATCGGCAATGCCCGCGATAAACCACGCACAATCCCCGACCTCTTTCATCAGCTCGGATTTGTAACCCTCCGCCTCTTGCAAATCGCCCGTATTGAAGACCAAATGATCCATATCCAGCCGGCACACTCCCTTTCGGCGCCATTTGGCGATCTTATCGGCGATTTCGCCCACCTCGGCCATCAGGCCGAAAAGCATATAGATCGCATTCCCGCAACTCGGCAGCCGTGTACTCATCGCGCGTGTCTGATATTCGTTCGCCCGCATAGTTATTTCGAATTTTTCCTGTTAAACTTCCTCTCGACCAGATCGCATAAATCCAGGTACATCGCATCGGCATTCTTCGCCTTCACTCTCTCCCGGAACCCGGCTATATCCGACAGCCAGCAGCCGCAACGGACATAAATGCCGTCTTGCAGGTTGAAAAAGTAAACCTTGCTGCCAATCCGAGAGCCGAATCCGACAAAAGCCAGGAAAGGATAATCGCCGATATATTCGCCTTTCCCTTCGAAGGAGCACTCCTCACCGAAAGAGCAATCCTCACCGAAAGAGCACCACTTGCCGAAAGAGCACCACTCGCCGAAGGAGCACTCCTCACCGAAAGAGCACTCCTCACCGAAAGAGCAATCCTCACCGAAAGAGCACTGCTTGCTGAAAGAGCACCACTTGCCGAAAGAGCAATACTCACCGAAAGAGCACTCCTCACCGAAAGAGCACCACTTGCCGAAAGAGCACTCCTCACCGAAAGAGCAATCCTCACCGAAAGAGCACCTATCGCTGAATACTTGTATATCACTGTAATCTCCAGAGGGGCATTGTTTGATTCCGTCGATCACCTCAAAGGCATCGAAATCTGCCTGTGTGTATTTTTTCATTTTATTTTTATTTTATTGTTTACTCACACAATCCGTAAAAGCTCATGCAACTGGTCGCCGTATCGTCGTCGAACAAACTGCCCGTCGCGTTCTGCCATTGGACGTAGCGCACGACATCGTTTATTGTCGGATATTTCTCTCCGCTGGTAATTGCGTAGGAGGGAATCTTATCCGGGCCTAAAAAAGAAGAGTGCAACTCTCTTTCGAAGTTTGCTATTTCCGCTATACGCTCGGGAGATTGTTGGGCGATATTGAGAATATCGCGCTGGTTTGCCATCACACACGGCCAGCAGCCGACGCGCTTATAGCCCATCCGGTAGAGAGGATTCGGCTCTAACCCTGCGGCGAGGATGTAATCGATCACCTGCTGCGCCGACCAGTCGAACACGGGCCGAAGCAAATCGTCGGCGAACTTTTCCCGAAATGCCCGGACATCCTTACCACGGTAGCTGTGCTTCTTCGGCTTACCGTTTTTGTCATAACCGTAGGGCTCGAAATAATATTTGAAGTACGTACATTGCGCCGACATCTTGGCTCGCGCCGGAGATTCCGCGCCTCTGATGCCCTGAATCATCAGCATATTGTCCTGAACTTCGTCCAGCACATAGTCAATCGTCGGTTTGGTTTTGAGTTCTATCGTGCAGAACCGCGCCCGCGTCGAGGCCCAGCGCTTTTTTTGCCGCGCAAGATCGACCATCCCGTCGTACTTCTTCGACTTCAATGTTACCAAGTCGAGGTGCAGCTTGTCGGCGATACGGTTAATATACTCATAGGTCAGTGGATGCTCCCAACCCGTATCGCAGAACACGGTGGTAAAGTTCTTGGTAATATGCTCGCGCACCCACAACAGCGCCGCAAGGCTGTCCTTACCTCCTGAGAAGGTAACGATTACTTTCATTTTCTTTAATCTGTTAAATTCAATTCGATAATCTCGTCGATCCTGTAATCCTCGATCCCGGTACACTCCAACAGAGCCGGGATGCGTACAAGAGGTTTGGCCGGGTTGAAGTCGTAGCGACCCGAAATCCGACCGTTGAGAGAGCTGATGATCCGGCACAGTGACAACACGATGTTGTAAGACCTTTGAGGAGCCTCCAACAGGATGCAGCCGCTGATGGTCCGATACGCCTCGTCTGTCTTGTCGTTGTACTGCCGGGCGGCCCGGTCGTCGATCTTGCGAAGCATCGACCACGCGATGCCGTGAGCCTGCGCGACCAAAGTCCGGGCCTGCGTATAACGGCGTTTGGTTTCGTGGCGGAACAAGCCGGAGGCCGTAAGTTCGGATTCAAGGTCGAGCATCGCGTAATTCAGACATCCGACCAGCGTCAGCATCCGCACCGCGAGCGGCACGTACCGCTCGTCTTCCGGCCGGGGGCCCCGCTCGATTAAGCGGGTATTCATCCATGCCGTATGTTTCATCAGCATTGCCTGACGGTAAGGTAGTTTGGTCATAATTTGACAACGATTGAGGTTCCGATTTGACGGCCTATCATTTTCCCGTATTCATTGTATATTTCACGCGGATAGATGCTTAAATCGGAGATATGTACTCCGTTATCTTTTTCGAACTGCATCAGCAAGCAGGATATTTGATCTTCAAGATGCTCCTTGGCATCTTTGACTTCAGATATCGTTTTAATTACAAGTTTCATGGTTAGCTCGGCAATTGGTTGGATCGAATAATAAGCGGAATTGAAACGGCGCACTGTGTATTTCGGATTTTGGGCTTGCGTAGAATCGCCTCCAGTTTGGGAATAAGAGACTGCAATTCCTCTACGGTCAATAGTCCGAACGGTTTGCCTGCGATACGTAAATCCATGCAGAATTCGTTGACCGGGGTAAATGAAGAATCAGTCGTATCGATACCGAGGCGTTGCATGCGTTTCAACACTGCCGAACGGGCTTTTCGTAGTCGTTCTTTGTGGTCTGCAATACTTTCTCCCATCATCTTACCCGACTGTAAGCACTCGCACATATCTTCGTACTCCGTCGGCATCATCTCCCGAAGCGATGAAGTACGACCATCCGTGAATTGCAATACCAAAGTTTCCTTGTACCGGTCGAGGTCGATGCCTTTCGCCTTGGCGATAGCATAGAACCGAGAGTAGCTACACTTTTTCTTTGTCATAATCTTCGAAAGTTTGTACGCTGAAAAATCCGAGTTTGGGCCGTACGTTCATAAAGACCGGCATTCGACGATGGAGGGCGATGCACAACTCGATGCGTGCACCCTCGCTCTTCTCGTAATCGTCCAACAAGTAGATGGCGTCACATCGAAGCAGCAACGAGATATCTTTGCCTATGTGCTCCGCCCAGTCGGCCTCCAGTGGAAGGCCGTTGTCGAACGGGCTGACCGGTTCGAACCCGAACCGCCGTATCTTCTCCGCCGCACTTCGAAATTTGGCGATCGCCTCCCGGACAGGCAGTCCGGTGATCTTTCCGCTGATGTAAATTTTCTTGATGTCCATATCGTTTTACATTTAAGGTTTATCCCCAGTATTTACGCGCACCTTCTTCGTAAATCGTACATTCGCCTGTCGGACCGATAAAACGGCCCTTACTGAAGGCTTTGTAACCTTCGACCCAGATTTTCAGCGAAGCGTCGTACATCACTTTGCTCGCAGCACGTCCGTCCGGACGTTTGCCGTCGGCATGGCTGACGAAAATCAGCAATTTGTTGCGATGCCGCTCCTTGAATGCGATGTATTCCTTGTAACTCATTTGGGTATATTGGAAAGAGTCGATGACAACGAAATCCCACGATCGGGGTTTCGACAGCCGTTCGTCCATTTCTTCGAAACTCATCGAATCGTTGTACTGAAAACGACTGCCGCATTCATCTGCCCGATAACGCCGAATAGCATCCTGTGTCGTTCCTCCCAGTCCCTCCTCCAACGGCAGATAAAGTACTTTGCCATGAGCGCACAGCGCCTTGCAAAAGGATACCACAGCCGAAGTCTTTCCGTTGCCGCTGTTACCCCAGAAGAACACCACACCCGTACGGTCGATTTCCCCCACGCAATCATCCCAGATGCCGCCCAAACGAATCGTGCGGCGTTTGATCGTCAGAACCTGTTTTGCAGATAGTGTCCGGCCCATTTGAATTGCTTTTGAACAAGACTATTTCTTGATTTCAGCGAGCTTTTTACTTTTGTGCACCGATTTCCGAACACGGCGCATGTCGTAATAGTCCCGCACTTGCTTCTTATCCCATGGATTTGCAGCTTTCGATACGACCGTGCGGGCATCTGCCAACACTTTGGAGATTGCTGCTTCGGCATTCAGCCCGTTTGCCAGACATACGGCCGTCACCTCATGGCTGGTTGCGGGAGTGAGGTCGATGAACCGGCGCCCGATACGTGAAAACATCTCGTCATAACCCTTTTTGTCGTACTCCAAGCCGATACTCATCCGCCGCTTGATGTATTCGGTCGATAGAAAGATGATTCCGCAGCGTCCTTCGAGCGCGTTGTAAATCGAAATGAAGTAGTAAAACACCGTATCCATCAACTTGTCGCCTTCGTCGAAGACGAGCAGCGGCCGGTCGAGCACACGCAATTCATCCGTTACGGCTTGGAGTTTCTCCCGCAGGCTCGTCTGGGCGAGTTTGAGCCCTATGACGCGGGCCATTTCACGAATAAAGTCCCCGCGACGCATGTCCTCCGAACACGAGATAACGAACACGTTTTCATGCTTGGCAGCATAATCGTGCGCGGTCGTCGTCTTGCCGATACCGGCATTTCCGACCACCCATGACACGTTTTGATTCGCTTGCGCATCCTCCAGCAAAAGAAATAATTCCCGGTAAGCCGTCGTTTCGCAGACAGTCCATTCCTCCGGATTCACAGGAGAAATTTGCGAGCGGATCCGCAGGAACATTTCGTCGCTGATGTTGTCGAATTTACCGTTCAGAATCGTACTAATCGTACCTGCACTGATACCGAGTGAATTCACCGCCTTGTTTTGGCTGGGATACTTGGATACATAGACCTGCAAACGGGCCTGAATATCCTTTTTCTCTTCGAGAGATAACTGTTTCATATTGGTTTGTAATTAAAAATTTACATTCGATTGAATATCGCCGTCGGATCGCAATCCAGATTGCTGACCGCCTTGGTATATTCGCCGACGGTCACCGGTTCGGAGTACTGCCCGGAGGGCACGACTACAACCGTATCGGCCAGGCGTTCGTACTCTTTTTCGCTGATGCCTTTGATCGCCGGTGTCCGCAGCCCGTGCTGTTCCGGTGCGACGCCGTGTTCCAGTTCCAACGCATGCGCCTCGATTTGACGGCGCACCCGCTCACGTTTGTTCGCTTCATCGTTGTAGCGAATCAGCTCCATATCGCTTTCCTGTTGTTCCTGAATATTGCGACGGACCGTGAGATAAGGATATGCTACGGTTTCGTAACGTAACCCCATCGGGGTCTGTTCGTAAAGCAATGCGCGATCCATGGACTTCGGATCGAAACGCACGAAGAATTCTCGGCCGGTATTCTCACTGCGCCATGCGTAATCGGGCGTACCATCGGAGGTCAATACCTCGTAAGTGTACTTGCGGTTTTGGTATTGGATCGTGATACCATCGGCTGTAAATATGCTCGGCCGCTCGGTTGTCAGCCAGAACAGATCGATCATATCCAATTCCGTTACGCGCTCCGTTGCAGGATTGACGCTCGTGCGGTACATCTCTTCGTGTGCAATCCCCGTCTGGTAGTGCTTCATCGCATTCCATTTGCTGCGGGCGACGGAGTAGGCCTCCAGCATCTCCTCGTAGGTGAACAATTTCTCCTTGTTCGCTTCGAGGAACTCCCGGTTGATCTTCCACGCCTCTTTCGAAGTGATGTTCCCGCCGGTGAAACGCCAATCCTCATGCAGTACCTGCTTTTGAAAGCGACCGAACACCGACTCGATACTTTTCGACGGAGCGTTATATGGTGCTGTCGGGCGATTGATGCGGCAGATATTCGCGAAGAACTTCTGAGCGATCTTGCTCCGCTGCCCGCCCTGATTGTCGGTAACGATTTCATACGGTTTGTGTCCGGCTGTTTCGATAGCCATACGGAATGCCCGAAACTGAGCGTCGAAATTCTCCGTATCGCTGACCGCATAGCCGAGCAAGGTTTCGCTGTAAGCGTCGATCACTTCGTACACCGATGCGGAACGCACCACCGTTTTGCCGTTCTCGACCGCCTTGTAGAAGAGGTTGAGCTTCGTTCCGTCACCGTACCACAGCGAATCGCGCATCGTCGGCATTTCGGTCTTGTTGCGGCGTGCATAGAGCTGTTTGGCCGCCAGTTCACCATAAACAGCGTCGTACCACAGCGGCTTGATCTCCGGCCGTTCGAGGTATTGCACCAGCGACGACTGCGAAGCGAGCCGTTTCCAACCGCGACGTTCGGCGATGCGGTTGAATTCTTCGAAGAGCTGCTTGGTCGTATAGACCGGGACGCGACAACGACGCAGGGCGACGATCTGACGTCCGGCCGCTTTGGTAATTTTCAGCGTGTTCGCATTGCAGAACTTGCCAGACACGAGGCAGGCATAGCCCTCTTTCGTATATTGGCGGAGCTTGTCGCGCAGACGAGCTTCACTCTTGGGCAGGGTGTGTCCGTAGGCTTTGCGCAACTCCTCGGCCGCAGCGAAGATGTTAGACCAGATGACCGGCGTATTGTTATTGCACGCACGACGCATCGCTTTTTGTGTCCCCCGCATTTCCCGAAGAGCATTCAGCACCCGCGCATTCAGCGTGTATTCTGTTTGTTTATCCTCCGGTAAATGTTCGCCGTTCGGCAACAGATATTCATGATAATACTTTTGTGCTTCGCTATCGACTGCAAGCGGCATATCTTCCTGTTTCATTATCTTTTCAGGATTACCGTATTTCGCTTCAAAACGCAGTCGGAACCGTTCAGGTAGCGAGTGGTACTCGATCAGAGCATACGACCCGAGTCCCTTGCCCGGACGTAGAACATTTACCCGGCCCCGCGTCACGAGATGATCGTAAGCACTACGACTCATTACCGCCTCGCCATCGTCCGACCGCGTCAGCTCGTGCATCGTTACTGCTATTATGTTTCCGAAATATTCCATCGCTTCGTTGTTCTCGATCCCGCGCCGGTATCGCTCCGGGCAACGCCTTCAGCGTTCGTGGGAAAATCGCTATATTTGTGTTGCCAACTACAAAATTTCAGCGATTATGTTACCTGCCGATCTATATATCCATTTCATTTGCCCGTCGGAACAACTGATGTTCCGTACTCGTGAATCGATGTCTCCTCAATTGCGCCAGTTAGACGTGAGATACAGAACTGATAAATCGTATCCTCCCGAATGTTACCGATTTGAACTTTCCATTCCTGCCGTGGAGGAGTACACGATGACCTTTCGGGTGTGGATTGATAAGCATGATCCCCGGATTGAGCAGATCCTGACGGCTGCACACAACGTTGTCGAAAGCGTTTCAACAGAGATACGTCTTGAAATAGAAAGGTGATCGTACCGTCGGCTTCGTTCCAGTCGGACTCTCCGAGACCGTATCCGCTGATCGATTCCAGTTCTTCGACCGCCGCATGCAATAGCTCATTCAGACGCTCTTCGTGACGGGAAATAGCCTCTCTTTGGTGTTTGGGTATCATAAGCCTACCTGTTTAATGAATCCGTGAGGCTTTGCGCCTCGAATACGATGTTTCCCCAGTCGCGAACCTTGACATCGGAGAACGTTTTTACGGCACGATTATCCCGACTGATGCTGGCTGTGCACGTCGCGTTGTCGAACTCCACTCGAACACCGTTCGAGAAGGTTTGAATGATCCGTTGTACGCCGCCGATATCATGTACGAAATCGATCTCGCAATTCGGCATGAAACCTTCCGTGACATCGAGCTTGATCATTACGCGTCCGCCATTTTGCACGGCCATGCGGCGAATCTTTTCTGCCAACTGGCTCTGGGTCTGGAAGGTCAAGGCCGACCACAGCGTTACACGGCTTACCCCCAACGCCCGACAGATGCGAGCTTTTTTAGAAGTCGATAATTCGATATATTTCATCATTCTCTTGGTTATGTTTGGTTCTACAAGTAGTCAGACAGTATCTCTTTGAAATGCCATCATCGGGATATCGCCGGGTTATTTTACTTCATTGATGCTCGGTCTCAAGGAACAACCGTAAGCCGTTACCAAAGCGTCGAACATGCGCTTCACGAAGGAAGCGGACGCTTCGAAAACAATTCCGGACTTCTCCGTATAACTGAATGCGATACCGCGTGTAATCAGGTAAAAACAGACCTTGTTCTTGTTGCTTTGCGTTTGCCACTTCTTCATTTCCTCTTTCATAGCCATAATTCAAAATTTTCACTATCTTTATAGCGCCTTAATATGTTAGGACGATGCAAATATAAACGAGATATTTCGACTATGCAAGAAAATAAGCAAGAAAAATCACCTATCAAGCGAAAAATATTGTTATTCCTTTCGGAAAATGGTATAAGTCAGTATGATTTTTACCGAAAAACGGGTATTACAAGGGGGATTTTGGGACAAAATAATGGTATTAGCGAGGATAATATGGCGAGATTTCTTGCTGCATATCCACAAGTATCGGTCGAATGGTTATTGACAGGACGAGGTTCAATGCTTCGAGATCAAGATATCCAACTTGCCACGCCTGTCGTAAAAGAACAATTCCATCTGCGAACGGATCACAAAGTAGGATTGCAAAGCATCCCCCTCTATGAATTGGATGCAACAGCCGGTTTAGTGGAACTGTTCAGCGATCAGGCCCGCCAAACACCCATTAGCCATATACAAATCCCCGATCTTCCGCCATGCGATGGAGCTCTTTACGTGCGAGGGGATTCGATGTATCCATTACTGAAAAGTGGAGACATAGTTCTATATAAAGAAATTGCAAATAATTCGTCTGGTATATTATGGGGCGAAATGTATCTTCTATCGTTCACACTTGACGGCGAGGACTATATTACTATCAAGTATATACAAAAAGCCGATGACGACCGTTTCGTCCGGCTCGTTAGCCATAACCCACACCATTCACCGAAAGACATCCCCGCCGACTCGATCCAAGCACTGGCATTGGTAAAGGCGAGTGTGAGATTCAACACGATGGGATAAAAGCGTGTCACGCGCACTTTTTCAAACAGCAAACAGCGGCAACTTGAGCAGTTGTTGCTGTTCTTTAGACGATTATACAAAAATAAGCGATTGAAATTTGTAAAAAGTGTGTCATTAAGGGGGTACATATACCGCCATTTTTCTGCATTTTTGCACGGTTTTGGTAGTTAAAGGTTAGTTTAGGTGCATCTCTTTTTCACGTTTTTGGCAGTCTTAATGGCTGTTTAACGTGGATATTTCGTTTTGAAACACGAAAAAACAGAGGCAGTTTTAACGGCCGTTTTTGTGGCCGTCTAAATCTCAGATCATAGAACATGACTGCCGAAATGGCAGAACGACCTTGCTTTGTTTGGTGAGGGTTTGAACGGCCGTTTGAACGATAAAAATACGATACTCGACTGGCGTCACCTATACACGCCTACCAATGGCTGAAATCGCAGCACAAACAGCCTCAGTCGCAAATCCGACCTACGGTCGCAGATATCAAAAAGCCTCCGAAATTTGACCGTTTTTGGCCGTTTTCGGAGGCAATGTAACATCGGAGGTCGAACACCGCGTTCAAATCTGGTTCAAATGTAACACGAAAGTATCACCGAAGTAACATTTGGTTTCGCGGTGCGTCCGGGGGTGTCGCGCTGCTAACCTTCTGATATATACCGGATATCTATCTTTCTGTCGCTGCTCTTCTTTTGTACATTTGGTTTTTACCCCCATAGATCGTTCCGTTGTTCTGTAAAATGAAACTATATTTTGTAAAATGAAATTTTCTGCGTATGTTTGCATCGTAATTGATGTATGCCCGCAGAGCTATGAGGATTTTTACCGAACAGGCCATTAAGGAATATGCGGAACGACACCCGGAATCGAAGGTGGCCTTGCAGGATTGGGTGCAGAAGGTCAAGAAAAGCGAATGGAGTTGCTTCGCGGATGTGAAAAAGACTTTCAATAGCGTTGATAATGTAGGCAACCAGCGTTATGTGTTCAATGTCAAAGGAAACGATTTCCGCTTGGTCGCCGTAATCAAATTCACGATCCGGTTCGTGTATGTACGGTTCATCGGGACGCATAAGGAATACGACAGAATTGATTGTCGGAACATATAAAAAGTAGAGCAGGTATGACGAAAATCGAGAACAAGGCCCAATACGATTGGGCGGTTAATCGGGTGGAAGAGTTGCTGCCGCTCGTAGACGACAATACGCCGAAAGATGATAAGAACCTTATCGAACTCGAATTGTTGTCGAGCCTCGTAGCGGATTACTCGGAAGAGCATTTTGCGGTCGGCACCGCATCTCTGGCCGACGTGATGAAGTTGCGGATGTACGAAATGCACCTAACGCAGCGCTCGCTGGCGGCCATGCTGGGTATCAGTCCGTCGCGTGTCAGCGCCATCGTCTCCGGCAAGGCCGAACCCACCTACAAGGTGGCGCAGGAGATCAGCCGCAAGTTGAATATCGACGCAGGCATCGTGCTGGGCGTCTGCTGATTGCATCTGCAATACCGCGAATTTACGAGGGAGCCGGACTCAAGCCAGTCCGGCTCCTTGTTTTCCCGCAGGCCGCACATGGCGGCCTCTCAGCGCTTCCTGCCGCGCAGGCAGTCGTTCAGGTCCTTGTAGTCGGCGTAACGTACCGCTTCGTTTACCGTCCTCCCGATCCCGTACAGCCCGGCGATGGTCTCTACCGTCTTCTGCCCGGCGAGATCGTTGTCGAGGTAGCAGTGGATGTATTCGTAGCTTTCCAACACCTGCAAGGTCTTCTTCAGGTTACTTACCGTGTTCATTACGATATGGTCGCACGGCGCCTGGATACATACCACGGCATCGCCCCGTTTGAGCAGGGTCCGGTAGGAGAGGAAATCCATGAAGCCCTCGAACACGTTCACGTGCTTCTGCCTCGTGCCGGCTGCCTGTTCGACGACGGAAATGTCTTTCTGCCCGATGCACCCTTTATAATAAGGATTGCGCATCTCGTAGCCGCCCGATACGTTCCCGAAGGCGATGGCGAAGTAATGCCGCCTGTGCAGTTCGTAGTGTATCTCCCGACAGAACTGCCGGGCGGTCTGCGTATCTATACCCCTCGAATGGATATACGACAGGAGCGCATGGTGGTTCAGCGGCACCACCTCGACGCCTTTCATCATCTCCTCTATCGCGTCGGGCATGGCGTTGTGGGGACGGGTGCGGAGCAGGGGAGCCGCGCCCGTTTGCACCTCTATGAGCCGAAGGACCTCGCTCACGCTCGATGTCCGCAGGAACAGCATCGCCAGCTCTATGATACTCCCGCCTTCCGACAATCCGAAGTCATACCATTCGTTCAGCCGGTCGTTGACCTTGAAGGAGGGTGTGTCCTCTTTTCTCAACGGGGACAGGTACCAATACTGTCCGCCGCGCACCTTGACGGGTTCATGGCCGAGCAGCCGCAGGTAGTCTACGATTCGTATTCGTTTTGCCTCTATCGTATTCATGGGTTCGGGACGTTTAGTGTAGTTTTTCTATATATACCCGCAAACTAAACCGACCGGTTTTTTATGCGGAAATTCTCGTTGTAAGCATACCCGCGGCCGTCTTTTACGATGGCCTCGTTTTGTATGAGGAACTTGCACAGTCCCACCAGCGTATTCCGTCCGCGGCTGTAACCGATGCTGTCGTATCCTCTTTTCAGGGCGTCGAGCAGCATCTGATACCCCGGAACGTAGTTGTCCGGAAAGGCGACTTCCAAAGCTGTGCGGTGCTGCTGCTCGGTCATATCCATGTACGAGGACAGCCGGTCTCGTTTGCTCATCTTGAACTGGTGGTCCTTTACCAGACGGGGAAGCGAATCTTCCCCGATCTCGAAGGCGAACGGGGTAAACTCCCGGTCGCGGATGTGCATGGCCCGCACCTCGCTGATCCTGCCGTTCTCGACGCTTTTCGATATTTGCAGGATGGTTTCCGCCTTGTTGTTCAGCTCCGAGCCGATATGCCCCCGGGTATTGTCGTCGCCTTTGTTCAGGTGCAGCACCGTATGGATGTGCAGCTCGTAGTAGCTCGACCACCGCATCAGTTCGTTGATGATGTCGAGCGACTCGCTCGGACTGTTGATGTCGTGGATCAGGTCGCGGATGCCGTCGATGATGACCAGTCCGATGTTCTGCTCCTCGTGCAGCGCCCAGCGGATGATGTCCCTGCGCTGGTCGGGCGTGTACTCGCGCAGCACGAAGAACTCGATCCGGTCGTTCTCCCGGTCTGTCGGCAGCCCCGCCAGCTTGAGTATCCGGTGCAGTACCTTGTGGCAGTGGCATTTGCTCTGTTCCGTGTCAATGTACAGCACGCGGTTCTTGCAGGGCGGCAGCTCCGCCTTGTATTTCAGCACCTCTTTCCCCGACAGGGCAGAGGCCACGATGGCGCTGACATTGAACGTTTTCTTGCTTTTGGGCTTTCCGGTCGATGCGCTGAAATTGCCCAACGTCGCCACGGTCACGCCGTCTACCTGCACGATCTCCTGCGGAAAGTCGTACTTTTCGGTGACATTCAGACGAATGTATTGCAGTAGCGACTTGCATTTCTCCTCGTCTATCCGGTGGTTGTCCGGTAGTGTCATATCGGTTTTTTTCATGATTCTCATTTCTTGAATGTTCGTGGTTTCTGCTGTTGCTCCAGCCTGTATGCAAGCAGGTTGGCCCGGCTCTCTATTTCCCTGCCGGACACGCAGGGGTTGCGTCTTATCCATTCGTTCAGGTCGTCCCTGCGGACGAAGATGGTCTTCCCGTTCGGCTTATATACGGTAAACTCCCTCGAAGCCGTCAGTTTGTAGACGTAACTTTTCGACACTTGGAGGTAGTAGGCCACCTCGTCGATGGTCAGGAACTCCTTCGCCGTGTAGGCTACTTCCTCCACCCGTTTCAGGTGAGACAGCAGTTCGTCCAGCGAGCCGAACCGCTTCAGGTAGTTGTCCACTCTCAATATCTCTTTCTGAAAATCCTCCAACGAGTTCTTTTCGAGGAAAGATTTCAGCCCTTCTATGCGTGCAAGCAACAGGTCTATCTCTTTTCTGTTCATATCGTCTCGTCGTTTGTGCAGGCCGTCGGCTCTGCCGTTTGTACTTGGTTTTTCATCGCCCATTCGCACAGCTCCCGCCGGTTGAAATACACCAACTTGCCGTTAGGCTTGTAGTGCGGTATCCGCTTCGAGGAAGTGAGCTTGTAGAGATAACTCTCCGAGAGGCCCAGATAGGCCGATGCCTCGGCCGTCGTCAGTACCTCCTTGACAGCCCAGATGTGGTCCTTCAAGAGCTCGACACAGCTCTCGATCGCCTCTATTTTATCCACTTCGTCGATCTTCTGTTCCAGCGATCGTATGCGCTCGATGGGCTTCTCCGACCTTACCATGTCGATGATCTTCTCCATCTGGCGTATGCGGCCGGATGGCAGCTTGTTTGCGTTTGTCGTCCTTCGGTGTGTCATGGATGGATGCTGTTAAGGTTTGACAATAGCGGAGCGTCCCCCGCAGCAACCCGGTTGCGGGGGACAAAGGTATGGGCATCCGGCCGGCTCTTCGCGTTGATATTGTTGAGTGTCAAGACCACTCTCAACACAACTATCGACAAATCCGGCTTCTTATGTTACACTTCCTTGCTCTTGATTTTCCTTATGTATTTGTCAATGATGGCAAGAAAATGCTTTTCAGAAATACTAGGTGGCGTTTCTTTACTTCTATTGAGGGTGGATGACATGTCGTGCTGGTCAAGGTATTTCCTGCCCGAAGAACTCACGACAAGTTTCTTTTTTGCGATCACGGCCTGCCAATGGTAGGGAATGATGCCGCTCGACGCCAGTTTGTCCAGCAATACGACCAGCCGGGTATTGTTCCGTGAGGTCATTGTCCGCAACGTGTCCGTCGCATAGCGGGCGGCCACGTCGTCCGCGTCCAGTTTCTCCTTAAATAAACCGACCTCATTGGCAAGTTGCACAATGAGGTCAATCGTATACTTGTCGAGTACAGACTCGATGGTGTTATTCGACGGGATTGGTTTAGTCCTATCCCTGTCTTCATGTCCGGTTTCGATAGGTATTGTTTTCGGTAGGTCGGAAACATAAAATTCGTTGAGCAAATCCGCAATTTCAGCATCATCTAATTTATTGCGGTTGAAATATTTGCATACTAATTTTTCATGTTCCCTCAAAAGATCGGTTATGGTGTAGTAGTTCTTCTGGTGTTCATTTTTGCTCCAGGCATCTTTTTCGTCATGGAACTGATTTGAATGAATGAAATCAAGCGCATAGCGCTTGTAGCTCTTTTGCAAGGTCGATACTTCGGCCTTATAAGTTTCATGGGCTTGTTTGACCAACCGGAATAGCCCTTGTGTTCCGGTCTGCGCTGGGGTCCACCGAGACCTGAGCATCGCTCTTTTCAAAAAGAGAGAGGTGCAAAGATAATTTCTTTG